AATTACGGTCAACCAGGTTGGAGCTTCGACAGCCGTTGTAAAATCTGACAAACCCCAAAATATAACAGCCATTATTTTACCGATATTGGTTGATTTCAATGATGGAGCCAATAAAATTTGCCGAGCTCTTGCTACATCTTCAACCCGTACAGTTCCTCAGCTTATCCGGCTCATCTGCACCCAATCATCAAACGCGACGAGTATCCAGGAGGGATACACGGTCCTAGGCCTTCCGTATACTGGCCGTATAGAGGTCTACGAGACATTTACGAATCAGGAATATACTTCAAGTGGAGTCTCTTTCAATTATAGTACTATCGGTGTTGTGTGCTTTGTGGACCAGATTATCAAGCCGATTACATCTCTTACATCTGTGACTTTCTGGAATACTGATCCGACACCATTGAATATAGCCAACGCAAAGATCATCTCACCGTCTTGCATACCATGGATCCGTAATGATTTCATGTACGTCACATATAATCCGATTGTATCAGGTTTTGTATGGAACACAATTTATCCACTGGTCAAACCCATTTCGAGTGTTTTTATGAATATATCTAATACGGACCCGATCAGTGTCGGTATGAATATAACCGGTCTTAGTACCTTGACCGGAAATGTAACAGTGACTTCTCTTCCGGCCATACAAGTTGTAACACCTATCAAACTGGGCTCGGCCGAGTACTTTACTCTCTCTGGAACCATTGTAGTCAAATTGTTATATTCGGAAACTCCCGTAAGCACGGCAAATGTAGCATACGTACAATATCCATCCGACATTGACTACTCGTTCCTCAATATAAGTCTTATCGACTATAGATTTACACCTGGGATCAAGGTAGTCTATACTTCTAACAATAACATATTCGGGACGGTCGTCGGAGTCACTGGTGATCAATCCAATCAAATCCTAACAATTTTTGATCAAACCCTGCCACCATCAGGTAATGTCATACCCGTTTCTATTTATAATAACCTCAATCTGATTGCGGTCGCAAATGCATCAGTCAATAATTATTCATATATTACGAGTGTAAACTTTGGACCTTCGGCTGTTATCTCAAACGTTACGGTAGTTTCCGGTTTGGTTGTGAACGGTCTTCCAGTCCAGACGACCGATGTCAGAACTCTATCAAACTCGGTCACCAGTAACGTGATTACGACCAGCTTCAGTCAACAGTCGGTCATTCCAATATCGTCAAACGTCGTCGTAACATATTCAAATTTGACAGCGTCGACCACCGGTAATGTCAGTTATACATATTTCACAAATCCAGTCACAATTTCAAAATTGGCATTTCCGTCCCAACAATCGTGTGTTTTCTGGGGGTTTGATCCCGCGACTGTCACATTTTCGGGTTCTCGCTAAGCAAATAAAGTTGAGAGCTATTAGTAAAACATGCCACTGCTTCAGGATGGTAATGTTCTGGTCGCTGGCGATCTCTATGTGTTCGGGAACATAGCTCCACCCCCAACTGCATACGGTGGTCCTCTTCAATTGTCTGTAAACGTAAATAGTACCCTGTATGTAACGGGCAATATAACAGCCACAGATGATATCGTCGGTTTCAACGTCATCTGCGACGGTCGTCTCAAAACAGATGTCGTAAGCATTTCGAGCGAAAACTCTCTAGAGGTTATCCGTAATATACGGCCGGTCAACTTTACATGGAATGAGCTCTCGGTCAAACCCGGTCTCAAGGATCTTGGATTCATAGCACAAGAGATTGAGAAGATTGATCTTCGTCTAGTTAGACAGGGTGATCCAATGTCTCTTCGCTGGGAGCGCATCCTGACACATCTGGTTGCCGCAGTGCAGGAACTGGATAAAAAGATTAGTGAAAAATAGAGGATGGTGTTGCCACCAGCAGCGCCGACACCACCGTATTACAATGTGAATACATTGCTTGGTTTGACACTGGATCAGTTGGTAGAGCTGTACGCTCTTTTGTACGGGCCGACTTCTTTTTCAACCCAATCGATAGATCTTGACTGGAGTTCAACCCCGGTCGAGTATATTTTTTCAAGTACCCAAATTGTGCCACCCTTCACGATCGGAACTCTGATTCCTTTGAACCAGATAGTCTTTACGAGTCCCGGCGCAAATGGTACCTACGGTTACGTGACTTCATGCTCGAAGACAAGTGTCTATGTCCGGACATCGACCCCATATACAGTCACTTTTACCAATCCATTTGCGGTACCTATATATACGCGAGGCCAGGTGGTCCGATTTAACGAGTCCGGTGAGGACAAGACCAACAGCTTCACGGCGGTTGTTATAGACTGCACAACGGCCGACGTGACTATTATGAACCTGATCAATACGACCGTATCAGTAACTCCGATTGCCAACTGGATTATAGGATCCGAAGTCACCACTACGCCCGATTCAATCAGTCTGACTGTCAACCAGATTTCGACGGTCAACTTTCAAATTACTCATCCTACCACCCCATACGCAATTGGAGATCTCATCAAATTCGTGAGTGGTCCTGGCCCAGACTATTCATTTACGGCAAACGTTATTCAGTGTTCTACTACAAGTGTCCAAGTGAACATCCTGACCATATCCGGGACCGGTCTGGGAATCCATCCGTGGACCATCTATGCACTACACCCCAAGACGAAATACAAGGATCGGTGCAAAACATGGTTTTATGCCAAGCTCTCTGGACAGTCTTTGACAGCCACCCAGATTGAATCAGAATTTGCCTTTCCAGGGTTGTTCCAGATGTTTACCGATTACTATGGTCTTACGGCGCAACTTTCACAGCTGAACGAGAATCTGAAGCCGCCAGAGGTTAACCCCCGACCAGAGATTCGCATGTCCGACTTTTATGGCGTGACAAACGATTACTTTCCATACGAGGTTGATCCGGTTGCCAATTCGACATCGACCAAACAGACACCTTCGCAATTTATTTCAGGGCCGTCATCATCCTTTACACTGTTGCAGAGTGGATGGATTTACGGAAATAACGTCCCGACCATCCAGCAGAGCGCCTATGTGAATGCGGTCGCGGCCGCCTTGATCGACAGCGTCGAACTTAAGATTGGTGGTCAGCTTATCGAGACTTTGACTGGTGAATACATCCAGAATACGATGGACATGCAAACACCCCTCGAGAACAAGCCAGCCTTGACTATTCTGTATGGAAAGGATGATACATCGGCTATTTATTCTCCACGAACATATCTGCTCAACCTGCCATTCTATTTTTACAGAGAAACTGGCCTAGCAATTCCACTCGTGGCTCTTTCTAGACAGGATGTTGAGATTTTGTTCAAGTTCAACTATATCGGAGCAGGTTTGGATATCGGTCGGGCTATTAACATTCAACCATTTGTATATGTACCACCCCAGAACATTAAAGTTACGCTCATCGCCGAGTACGCCTACTTGACAGGTCCAGAGCTTGACTATTTCAAAAACAAAAAGCTGGAATATCTCGTCTCACAAGTTCAGCTTTCGAGGCAGATTTTGCCAGTCAACTCGGTCGGTGGATTTTTCCAACTCAACTTTGTAAATCCTGTTGTCGAATTACAGTTTTTTATCCGGAATAACCGAAATATAAATATAGATCCTTCAAATATATATACACAGAATCTGGTTACTGATTATTTTGACTATAATAACAACGGTGTCAAGAATATGGCTCTCTTTTTTAATGGTCAGGAGGCTTTTACATCAACGACCGCTGATGCAATCTATCTTGGTGCTCTTGAGATTTTGGACAAGCACACGGCTCCGGCATTCTCTAAAGGAACACCCACGTCCAATGTATTCATGTATGCATTCTCGATGAAACCAGAGCACGTCAGTAATCCGTCAGGGCATGTGAATATGAGCCGCATCAGACAGCAGGTTCTGGAGATTAACATGAGACCAGATCCTGTCTACGAGAAACAACTGAGCATATATGCCGTAAATTACAACATCCTACGAGTCCAATATGGTCTCGGCGGACTCTTGTTTAATTCTTCTCAGTAAAACATAGATGGCCGAGGCCGGTGGTATTCGTTCACTCATAGAGGGGCGTTCAGATTACGAGCTGATCCAACAGGGGCCGCAGTACTCTTATTTTATAGACGAGTTTGCGGCTCGCCCCAAGTTTCAGATGCAGATGCTCTCGTTTCAATTTTCCGGCGAGCCTCGCTATGGTGTTACTTATACACAGATCATTCCTAGTGCGGGCGATCTCATCACTCGCATGTATATCAGGATAAACCTACCTGTCCTTCCAAATGACAAGTTCGGAAACCCAGTTGCCGTATACGCAAGTTCAATCGGTAATTTTCTCATAGAATACGCCGAGCTTCTTATTGACAAGAAGGTTATAGAACGTTACTATGGTGAGTTTAACGAAATGTTGCAAGAAATTTCCCTGCCCGAGACCAAGCAGTCGATCGTTTCATTGACAACCGGAAAGGGTGTAGTGAATTCGACCGCCGCACAGACTGTCTATATTTTGTTACCATTCTCAGTGTGTGAGCGTGGATTTCCTTTGTTGGCAATCAACCAGGGCTCAGTCGAGCTTAAGATTAAGTTTCGAGAATCTAGTGCATTTACATTTCCAGGATATCAAATCCAGGATATCATCCGGGGTGATTTTTTGTTCGAATATGTCTATCTTGATAAGAAAGAGGCTCAATATTTCCAGGGGAAAAAAAGAACTTACCTGGTCGAACAGACACAGTTGTTCCAAGGATCCATCAAGCCAAATTCGACGATCGACAAATTCTATCTCAACTTTCTTGGACCAGTCAAAGAGATTTACTTTGTAGTCCAGTACGAAACTATCACATCGAATGTGTTTGATTTTAGCTACAGTTCAACAAAGATGGATCACATAAAGAGTCTTAGTCTTAAGACGGATGGATTTGATCTCATTCCTGAGGATATTGCGTCCGCCCTATACCTTCGTGTGATCCAGCCTATGAATTATCATACTCGAGTACCAACCAGAACCATCTTTTATACGTATTCTTTTTGTATAGATCCGGAAAACCTCGAGCCAACAGGGCATGTCAACTTTGGACGAATCCATAACCAGCTGTTGACCCTAAACATGGTTCCGTCAGGCCAAGCTCGACTCGTCCGTGTGTACACCAGGTCGTTCAACATATTCACCACGGAAAACGGCATAGGCAAACTTCTATTCAATAGTTCAGATGGATGAAGAGGATATCTCAGGATATGATCCATTAGAGATTCACCCCAAGCTCGAGGAGGATGAAGAGGAGGAGGAGGATGAACTCCCATCTCGTGTAAAGTATGCAACTTTTCAGGAGGAGGATGATTTTGATCCAGAGTGATAGTCAGGCCTTTCGGTATTTTTTTTTTGTAATGATAATATAAATGTCAACCGAGGAGTACAAGATTCCAGGTGCTCTCATGAATGTCGCAACCCAGGTCGAGGCTCAGGCGCTGAACTCGGTCGTGGCCGGTTTCTCTTTCGCAGCGGCCGTCGCATGGATGGATGTTGTCCGGTTCATGATCAGCGCACTGGTCCAGGTGAACAAGAACAACCCCAACTACTATGTGCTGTCCGCTCTGTTCACCACCGTCCTGGCCGTTGTGGTCTTCGTGATCGTGAAGAACGTTGCTCGCAATGTCACCATTGCCAAGCCCAGCCAGGTGTACGCCGTCACTGCTTAGACGTATCTTACATAGGACCAATGGCTATGTATGTTCCACCGATGGGGTTGTTGTAATCAGGCATGTTGGTTGGATTTGTGGCGTATATAACTGTCGGTACCGTCTGGTAAGCAATAAGATCAAAATAGAAAATATCAGTAGTCGACTGTACAAAAATTGGTATAGTCACTGAAATTGTAGGTACTTGTGTCACATCAAACTGATACACGTATTTATACTGGTCGATAGCGGTCGACCGCGAAGTCTGACTGTAATCGGTCGCGCCACGGCCGTATGCAATACGACCTATAGCTGCATCCGACGCAATGACGGCCGTCAGCTTATACATACCTGGGACTGAAAATGTCAGATTTCCATTTGTGGTTTGTGTAATATAGCGAGACTTGGACATTGGATTTGGCGGAACCTGGAAACTGTTGAAATTGATTCCGAAAAACTTCATCCCGAAAAGGTTGGTTTGGGGTGCCGGTAGTATGATGTTGTTTTCTATGTAATAATAGGTCGAACCAGTGATTTCAAACACCTTGTCGATCAAATTAGTAACCGTCAGATTGGAGCAGGTCAAGTTGGATGCTATGAGCACATTACCACTCATGGGAATAGTTCCGGTCACGGACAAAAGATTCGCCTGCAGAATCACATTCGTGCAGAGGACATTGGTCGTCACGAGATTGCCGCTCACGGCGACATTTCCATAGGTATTACTCAGATTAGACTGCATAAAGATCTCATTGGTGAAGATGTTTTGGCTGGTCACGAGGTTACCAGTGATGGCGACGTTTCCAAAGGTATTGCTCAGGTTGGAATTCATGAAAATATTATTCGTCATGATATTCTGGCTCGTGACCAGGTTTCCGGTGATGGCGACGTTTCCATAGGTATTGCTCAGATTGGAATTCATGAAAATGTTATTCGTCATGATATTCTGACTAGTGACCAGGTTTCCGGTGATGGCGACGTTTCCAAAGGTATTGATCAGGTTGGAATTCATGAAAATTTTATTCGTCATGATATTCTGGCTGGTCACGAGGTTTCCGGTGATGGCGACGTTTCCAAAAGTGTTGCTCAGATTGGAATTCATGATCATCTCATTCGTGAAGATGTCACGACTCGTCACGAGGTTGCCAGTGATGGCGACATTTCCAAAAGTGTTGCTCAGATTTGACGAAAAATTTACGGCTCCAACGAGATTGGATGTACCGGCTATATTAATCCGGGACAAGCCGGTAATATTCGACGAGACAATCAGGTTAGCGGTGATTCTAGTATCGGACAATATGTTTGTAATCCCCTGGAACGAAGCCGGACCAACCACATAAATTGCTCCGTTAAGATTTGAGGCACCATTCACAAAAAGGTTTGATGTGTCGGGTGCACCACCGGTCGTTTTGAAAGTATCCGCAAATACACTTAGATACGGCATTTATTCTAATAGAGCGCCAGACTTTATTTACCTCACTCGAAGCTCGAGGCCTGCGGCCTCGCCTTTGTTTTAGATCAGTCGAGGTGCGACAGCCATTCGGAGCGGTTCTGGAAGTCGCGTCGGAAGTTGGGGCAGAGCATTCGTTCCAGGTGCTGGCACCTTGCTAAAGTACATATAGCACCCAAGGCCGAGCAGGATTGCCACAATCAGATACATGAGATAGCGAGGGACTACAATCTTCTTCACCTCTGGCTTTGGTGGTGCTGGCGGTGGCATCATGGATTCTATCAGACGTTTTAGCTCAATCTCAGTAATCGATGTGTCGGCCGGTTCCTCCTCCTTGAGTTCAGCCTCGTGCACACGTAGCACAAAGGCGTTATTCTCAAACCCGTTAAAGTTGAGCAGAGTTCCAGACTTGTCGTACCAACGGACAGTCAGACGTGAGAGCTTGGTGATTGGTTGGGGGTATGTGATGGATATCACGTAGTCGGCCCCCTCCTTGAAGTCCTTGATACACCCAGAGGCGACATCCATCGATATCATTCCAAAGGTTGACCGGATGGTCAGACCTGAATAGGTTTCGCCGACGAGCGCCTTCGAGTCAGTCACCTGGGTCGTCCGGAGCTCTTCAATATCGAGAAAAACAAACTCGTTGGTGGACATGTCGACGACATTGACCGACTTGAGAAAGTATCCGTTTGGTCCGTTTGCGTAGGCCGGGGTGAAGATGTTCAGTTGGGCCGTGTAGATGGCGTTGGATGCAAAGCCGGTCAGCTTTTGCAGCTCGAGGGTATTCACCTGGACTGTAAATTCGGCCGTACTGTTAAAGAACCAGAGATGACCTTCGTCTGGGAGGTACTTGACCTCGAGACCGACCCGGCTAGCCAGGGCATCTGCAATCCCGTAGGCTGAGTAAAAGCCGGCCGGGATACTGT